CTCGTCGATCGGCAGACCCCAAAGGTTTTCCGGCACCGCGATCAGCGCGCAGCCTTCGCGGGCGATCTCAGTGCCGCTCACCCGCTGACTGATCTGCACGATATAGCCCGTGGCCGGATTATAATGCGCGAAAACTTGAACACCAGAGCCGCTCATCAGTAAATCACCTGCGTATACATGGTTCGATCATTGATATTGGCGTTGCCATTGTACCAGAACAGCCGGACGACATAGAGCCCAGCGGGCAAGGCCTGCGCGCCGCCCAGAGCCACCGTGTCTGAATAGGCCGTGCCGCCCGTCGTGAAGAGCGTCCATTGCTGCAGAGTCGAGATCGAGGTGACTTGAATGAACGCCCCGAAAGCCTGACCGCTGGCACCATAAGATTGCTTGAAATAGGCCGTGGAAAACACCATGGCCGCGCGCGTGAGCGTGAAGCTTTGCTCCAGAACATTGATCCAGACCTGAAACCCCTGCCCTGCAATGGCCGACGATGCCGTAACGATGGCGGGCGCGACCGCCGCATTATTGGCGATTTTGATCGTGTCGACCTGCAGATCTCCGATCTTGGCATTGGTGATGACCGCATCGCCGATCTGGGCGCTGACCGTGATCAATTGCGTGGTGGCCAGCTTGGCCGCCGTGATCGCGCCCGCAGCGATGGCATTGGTGGTGACCGTGCCAGGCGTAATATCGGCTCCGTCGGCGGCCTTGGTCCAAGCCCCGCCGTCATAGCGATAAAGCTTGCTGTCGGTGGTCAGGAACACCATCCGGCCCTGAAACAGGCTAGAAGCGGGCAAGCTGGACACGATCTCATAGCCCGCGCGGGCTTTGGCTAAGCTGAATGTGCGCACATAAGTCTGGCCGCCATAGACCGCCGTCAACGTTAGACTGGCCGTGTCGCCGCTCATGGCCGTGACCTGATAATAGCCCATCGGTTGGCCCGCGACCGGATAGCCCGCCGAGGTGTTGATGGTGCCCGTGCAGCCGCTGGCCGAGACACTCAAAGCCGCGCCCGTCGTGACATCGGACGCGCCGCTATAGACCGTCAGATAGCCGTCCGCGCCGGTGAAGCTGACCACGCCGCCATTGGCATAAGCAAACAGCGTGACCGCCTCGCGCGTAAGCCCCACCGTGATCGGATTGGGGCCTGCAGGGCCCGTCGCGCCCGCCGTGCCGCTTTGCGCCAGCACCACGGCGCTGGCCCATTCGCCAGGGCCGATCGTGTCAGACGCGCCCGCAGCGGCCGCGACCGCTGTGGTGACATAGAGCGGATTGGTGCCGGTCGGGATCGTCGTGGTCCAGCCATTGGTCAGGCCCGTGGCGACGCCGGTGGCGAACGTGTAAGTGATGGTGGCGCTGGGCAAAGCGGGTGTGCTGGCCGCGCGTTGAAACAGCCAGACCACCGATGAATTGACGCTGCTGGCACTGGGCACCAGAAGCGAGCCGACCGTGACGCTACCGAGCGAAGTATAGGCCGAGATGATTCCGCGCACGGAGCGATAAGCGACTTGAACGTCATATTGCGTGCCGGGCGTCACGCCCGTGATCTCGATCCGGCCCGTGGTCGCGGCCGTAGGTGGCCAGGCGGTCCAGCTGGTTGCGCCAGTGACGCGGTACTGAATCAAAACTTCGCCCGCCAGCTCATTATCGCACGTACCGGTGATCAGGATTGCCGGGATTGAGGTGCCGGACGCGGTGAAGCTGACGCCGCTGGCCGCATAGGCCGTGCCGCCGGGCGCGGCGATGATGTTTGGATCATTCAGGCCCAAAGCCGGGCTGGGCGGGCCAGATCCGGTGAGGCTGAGCGCATAGCTATGCTTGGCATCGGTCTCGGTCCGCAGCGCCAGATGCACCAGGCAAGATTGCGGATCGAAGGTGCGGGCCGTCACCAGGCATTTCTGCGCCGTCAGGCCCAGTTCGGCCAACGTGACCGTGCAGACATCGCCCGTGCGCAGATTAAGCAGCCTGGGCTTACAGACCAAGGTAAACTTCAAGCCTTCGCGGCTATTGGTCAGCTCATAGGCCGCCAGCTGGCTGGCCTGCGTGGCGTTTTGCACCAGCGGATAATCGATCGACAGCGTGCGCAGATCGCTGCCGTCTTCGGTCAGATAGGTGCTTGAGGTCGTGGCGGTGGCCGCGACATACGTCCAGCGATGGGCTTCGCTGCGATAGCGCGGCACGACGCTGTTCTTGCGGTCGCGGCGCGGCGTAGTGGATTGCTCCATCGCGATCGGCCCGGCCAGATCGGCCGCCGTGATCGACCAGGCACTGACTTTGGGTGTATTGACCAGCGCCGCGATCTGCGCGCCGCGGCTGATCGGCACCCCGCCGCCCGCTTGCAGCAGTGAAGTCAGCACTTGCCATTTGTCATCGGCGGTCGTGATCACGCCGCCGACTTTCCAGCCATTAGCATCGGCCACGTTCGCGCCATCCACAAAGCTGGCCCAATCGATGGCGGCTGAGGGCATGCCGCAGCCCCAGACTTTCCGGCCATTGGCAAAGCGGCCCGTCAGCCAGGCCAGGGCCGCCAGATAAGGGTTTTCCGACCAGGTCCAGGTCGTGGGATCATTCAGGCGATGCGTGCCGACCCCGCCGGCATAAGTGCTGTCTTTGCGCGGATCGTAAAGTTTGACGCCTTTGAGCACATAATACATGCGCGGCACGCCGGTTGAATAGACGTTATTCTTGGCGTCAAAGTATAAATCCGTCAGCGTTGTTGCAAGGCCTGAGAATTTATGGGCCGACGTAATGCCCGGCAAAGGCTGGGCCCAGCTCGTCCCGACAGCATAAACGCTGGTTTCGGGCGTATCGCCCAGCCGCCGCCACTGCCACATCTTGCCACTATAGCCGGTGGTGGCGTCGGGATAATTGGCGTTGGTGTTGAAATTGATCGGCACATCATTGACGTAAAATTGCTCAATGGCCTCGATCGGGCCGCCCGCTGACAGCACCGTGATCAGCGCCAGATGCTCATTCTTGGTCGAGTTGAAGCTTTCGCGATAAACCAGGTTACCAGCGGTTGCCGTGCGCCCAAACGCGACCGGCACGCCCGCATTAAGATCGAGCGTCAGCTGGACTTGCCCGCCGCCGCTGTTTTGCCCGCCTAATTTGCCTTGCGCCGAGGCCTGCGTCAGCGCGGAAATCCCCGCATTAAGCGCGACGGTCGTGGCCACAGCAGCGGTCCAATAAGCCGCGCTGGCCAGCACGATGCTGCCCGTAGCCTGCACGACGACCGTCGAAATGAACGCGGCTACTGCGGTCGCCATGGCACTCTCCAAGCCACGGTGGCGATGCCCTGATCGCCGATCTGACAGGCCCCTTCACAAAAGGCCAAAGCCCGCGCTTCCCCCAGAGCCACGCCCAGCGCATCGAGCGAACTCTCTGACGGCAGCAGGCACAGATCCGCCGGCAGCGCGTGCGCGGGCGCGATCCGCTCCAGGCCCAGCGCATCGAGCGCGCTGGCCAGGCCTGCATAGCCCAAAGCTTTCAGCGCTTTGCGGGCTTGGCGCTCGGACGCATAGGGCGCGATCTGCGCCAGCGGGTCGGGATGACCCATGGCGACCAGAGCGGCGCTGGCCAGATGAGCGCAATCGGCCGTGCCCCAGGCAAAGGGGTGGCCCTGCCAGGCATCGAGCACGCTTTGCGCGGCGAGACAGCGCTGAACCATGGGCGGGATCAAAACACCAGCCCCTGCCCGCTCGAGCCACGGAAACCGCCAGTGCCTGCTGCGCCGCCTGAAACGATCCCCGGCGTGACCGGCGCGCTGACGCCCCAATACGGATCGGCGGTGGCATCGACCACAAAGTCCAGGCCCAGCTCCCCCGGCCAGATGCTTTTATGAAAAGCGGGGGTCAAGCGAGCGGCTTCATCCCCGGCAAACAGGCGCTCGAAAGCCGAGGCGATATAGAGACTGACGCGGCGACTGGATTGATCCAAGGCGGCGGTGACATAATCCAGTTCCCCCACCAGCAGCAATTCGGGCGTGGCGATGACCTGGCCGGTCGTGCGATCGACCGCGCCGAACCAAAGGCTGGCCTGCGCGCCCTGCAGACTGGGGGCCGAGAGCGTGGTGATGGCCGCTGTGGTGGGCGGCTCCAACTCGATCTGATAGCGCGGGGTGCGGGCTTCCAGGCTGTCTTCGATGGTCGAGATGGCCCCGAGCGCGCCATAGGTCGCATCGCGGCCGACAAAGGTCTTGGATGAAAAGGTCGCCGATCCGGCCCCATCCAAAAGGCGGATATAGGCTGGGCCTGGCAGCACCAGCTCGAACGCATGAAAGACCAGCGGGCTAAGCGTATCGCCCAGCGCGGCGGTGAGCCCCGACGCCAGCGCCATCAGTCCGCTTCCATGATGGAAATTGGCACTTGGAGACCGAGCATCAGCCGCTCGACCGACCAGCTTTGCTCCATGCCCGACAGCCAGCCTTCGATCTGCGGGCTGGCGAAACTCATGGCCGCGCCATCGGCAGGACTAGCGCGCAGCATCGGAGCGATATTCAAGGCCGCTTTGCCCAGGGCATTGGCCGTGACGCTGTCGGTCAGGACATAGAGATAGGACCGGCCCGAGACCGTCACGCTGCCAAACTGCCCAGCCAGCAATTGCGCGCCCACGGCCAGGCCGCGCACATTCAGCACCGTGCCGCTTTGGCCCGCGCCATCGACCAGCGGCGTCAGCGCATTGGCGGGCGCGACATCATTGGCCCGGCTGGCCCCCATTTGCGGGAAGGGCAGAATGACCGTTTGGCCCGTGGCTCTGGCTTTGAGCAAAGCGGCCAGCAGATTGCTGGCATAGGTTTTCGTGATCAGGCCATAATCGGCAGGATCTAAAGTCAGCTTGAAACGCGAGCCCAGCCGCGTGACGCGCTGAATTGGCCCGCCCAAAGGCGGCGTCAGATCGGCCCCAAAATCGACAAGGGTCGGCGAGGCCCGCCAAGGCCGGGGCAAGGGTGGCAATGTGATCGCCATCTAAGCCAGCCTGCGCCTTTGCATGGCGGCGGTATCGCGCGGGACCAGCGCGCGGCTGGCCGAAACGGCCGCCAGGGCCGATTGCTGACCGATGGCGTTCATCTGATTGAGCAGATCTTCGGTCAGGACCGCGCCGCGCAAATCAAACAGGATCGGCTGCGATGATGCGCCGCCGCCCAGATTGATATTGGGAATGATGGTGCCCGATGCGCCCGATCGGAACAGTTCCGGCCCGCGCTCGCCCACCAGATAAGTGGTGCCTGCCCGAACCGCGCCGCCGTCAGCGCGGCCGCCGCCAAACACGGTCGAAAGCACTTGGGCAAAGATATTGGCTGAACCCGAACTACTGCTCGCGCTATTGGCAGTCAGGATCTGTTTTAAGAAACTATGGACCACATCGGTCAGATCTTCGGCCAGTTTTTGTTTTAGATTATCGGACATAAAGCGGGCCAGGCCCGGCCAGCCGCCATAAATCGCGGCCTCGATGCCATTACCGACCGATTGACGCAGCGATTCGGCGATCTCTTGCTGATGCGCGTCGAATATTTCCGCCGGATTGGGCAGCAGATCGGGCTCGCTTAGCGCTGATTTTGTCAAACCGATCGTCTTTGAAGGATCAACAACTTTAGACGGATCGACCGACTGGACCTGACTGTCATCGATGATGCGGAAACCTTCGCGATTGACCCAATAGCCCCGGCCCTCGCTATTGACCCCGACCAGACGCCAACCATCATCACGGGCTTTGCGGACTTTGTCTTCTTCAACGCTAATGACAGGATGCGCGCGCTTGGCTTTCTCGCGTTGCTCGGCTTCATAATCGGCCTGAATCGCCGCCGGATCGCGGCGGCCTTTGCCTGCGCCAGTTTCATAGGCATAAGCAAAACCCGGCGCGGAATTAATCTCTTTAATAAATCCAGTGATCGAATGCAGAATATCGACCACGCCCTGCATAGCGCCAATAATAGCCGGGCCCGCATCGACAAAGGCCGCAGCAAACTGGTTTTTGATGACCAAAGATAGCGCTTCGAATTTATCATTCGCATCGCCCAATTTCTGAACGACATCAGCATCCATTACGATGCCCAATTCATGCGCCGCATTGCGCAATTCTGTAATGCGGCCAGTGCCTTCACGGATCAGCGGGTTCAGCTTTTCAAGGCCCAGCTTTGAGGCAAAGGCCTGACGATCGGCTTCACTATCGAGGCCGGCAATGCGCTCGGTGACCGCCTTCAGGGCCTGATCGGCCGAAGTGAAAGACTGCAATTGGTCGGGCGTGAAGCCCAGTTTTTCGAAGAATTTCAGCTGACGTTGGGCGCCCTGCCGCGCCAGACCGAGCGTGGTGGTAAAGCCTTGCAGCGCTTCGTCCGCATCGCGAAATTCCCCACCGGTCTGCTGGATCGCATAGCGGTATTCCTGCAAAGTATTGGTGCTGACACCGATCTTTTGCGCCTGATCGGCAATCTCATCGCCGATATTCATGGCATTGATCGTTTGCGTGACGGCCGCCGCCAGACCAGCGATTGCGACCGCCGCAACCGTGCCCGCCGGCCCTAATGCAGCCAAGGCCCCGCCGACCATTGGCATGCGACTGGCGAGGCCCTCAAGTTGCCCTTGCAGACCTTCAAGCGCATCGATCTTCTTATAGCTCTCCTGGATCTTCTTGGCCGCCTGGCCATGCATCTGCGTCAGCTTACTCAGCTGCTGCTGCACGCCCTCCAGCCGGGCCGTGAGGACGGTCTCTAATCGGCCCAGTTCAGCGGTCATGCGCGCACATCCGCGATCAAGGCGGCGTCCAGATCCTCAGCCGAGGGCGCGGCGGCTTTGGGCGGCGGGGCATTGGCCGCGCGCCAGCCCGCAAAGGCGGCCTGGAATTCCCACAGGCTCATCTGATCGACCTGATGAGGGGTAAAGCCCATCACAGCGCCGGCACCGTAATATCCGGCAAATCGCCATCGTCCGCGTCCGGATTGACTGTCTCCGGCGCGGGCTGGGTCTCCCCCGCTTGCGCGTCCGCGCCCGCCTCCGCATCGGCATTGCCTGGCGCGGGCTCATCCGGCACGCCCATGACGGCGGCCAGCAGGATCTCCAGCGCCAGCAGCACATGGGTGAGCACCGGGGCTTCATCGACGATGGCCGCGACCAGCGCGCCCGCCATTGTGGGCGTCTCACCGCCGCCGATCAAGCCCTGATAGATCGTCTCGCGCACATCATCGATGCGCCAGCGGCCAAAGCTGCCCGTGCCAAAGGCGGACAGCAAGGCGGCCGGATCGCCCGACAGCACTTGCGCCGCAGGAAACAGCCGCGCGGCAATCTCGCCTGGGCCCGCATCGCATTTTTCCTGCAGGGCCCGCAGCTGGCCAAGGCCCAAACGAAACCGGCGCTCTTCGGCCCCTAACAGCCGGGTGATTTCAGCGTGACGGCTCATCAGGCGCTGGCTGCCAGAATGAACACGTCAGACGGGGCGAGTTTCAGCGTGCAGGTCTGCTTTTCGCGGGCTTGACCGGTGATCTGGAATTCTTCCAGGATCATCGGGCCGGTGATGACCCAGCCACCTTGCGCGCCGCTGACATTCTGACGAATGCGGACATTCTTGGACGTGCCCGCTAGCGCCCATTGCATGAAGGCCAGAGCCGAGGTGCGATCGAGCACGCCTGCGCCGGTAATTTGCAGATCCACGCTCTTGGCCGCGCGCACCATCGTAGCGGGAAGCGAGGGATTGGCGACATCAGGCACTTCGGTGCTGGAGGTCGAGACCTGAATCTGAATGCTGCGGTCGGTATTGACCAGAGCAGAATGGGCGAAGGTTTCAGGGCTGCCGCCGTCTCCAATCTGGATCAGCAGCTGTTCGCCAGCGATATGGCCGACTCCGGGCATTATGGGGCTCCATCAATGGGAATGCGGCGTCATCGCGACGGCGCGGGTCGCCTTGCCTAAGGGCGGGTTGGCGATGGCGGGCGCTTGAGGCGGCCCAGCCAAATGGCTCAAGCGTTGGGGGTCGTGTGGTAGGTGAACGTGAGAATGGCGTGCTCGGTCGCGCCATCGGCTTCGCGGCGAAACAGGGCCGAGGTGAAGGCATGTGTGACGCAGCCATGGCCCAGAAGCGGCAGATCGATATCCAAAGCGGCGCGCACTAAGCCGGACAAGGCTTTGACCTCAGCGCGGCTGGCCGGGCTGGGCCGCGACCAGATATGCACCGTGACGATGACTTCGCTGGCGTCCATGCCCTGAACTTCTTCGCCAATGATCTGGTCATCGCCGATTTCGAAGAACGGAAACGTTACCGGCAAGGGCGGGCGGTCATAAACGCGCGGCGTCGCGCCCAGATAGGCAATGAGCGGGCCATTATAGACCAGTGCATCGCGCACTGCCCGCTGGACCGCATAAGACAGCGCGATCGGCATCAGGTTCCGTTCGTGATCTTCATGCCCTTACGGGCGGCCCGCTTGATGGCGGAATTCAAGCGCTTGCGATAAAGCCGCAAGGTCGGCCAGAAAAACGGCTTGGCCGAGACATGCGCGCCGCTGACCGTACGGTGGCCATATTCAACATGGGCTGGGAACGGATGGCCGCGATCATCGGGCGCATCGACGATGACGGCATAAGCCAGATCGCGCCGTTTCTCGACTCGGATCGAGGCCACAAGCTTACCTTCATCGTCGCGCGGGGCGATGGCGCGCATATGCGCCGCCAGTTTTTGCGCTTGCTGTTCAAGCACGCGATTCAGCTCAGCCGTAACGGCGGGTGGCAACTGGGCCAATTGCGCCTGAAGCTTTTCCAGCCCCATTTTGCGCAGATCGACGTCATAATCAGCGACGGAATTACTGGAAATGCGCCGCGCCATCAGCCCACGCTGCCGCCGCGCTCAAGATCCAGATACAGCCAGCTGATCGTGCCATCCATATCGCCGATAAAGCGGATATTGAATTCGCGATCAGGGCGGCGGGCATCGATCAATTTATCCGCCGTAGAGATCTGCGCTGTCAGCGTGTCGTAATAAATCCAGCAGCGCCATTTATCCTGCCGCTCGATGCGGCCATTGACCACCACTTCAGTGCCCTGCACCGGCAAAAGCGATGCGCGGCGGGACGCGATCAGCACAGACCATGTGCCGATCAGACCGCCCATGCCGTCATCAACGCTCATGCGGCGCTGGATCTGCACGCGCTGGCGCAGATCCCCCGCAAGCGGTGGCCGAGGGGCCATTAGACCGAGCGACCCGCCACGATGATGTCATAAGTGGCCGAAGCGCCGGCCGCATTGGCGACCTTGAGCAAATCAGCCGTCGCCGCCGTGGTCGTGAGCGCGGTGGCGTCTGGCGTGTAGAACATCAGCATGGCCCCGGCAGGCAGAATAAAGCTTTGCGTTGGGCCGCCTAGAAACAGCGTGACGCCATTGGTGACGTTGCCGAAGGTCAACGTCGTGGTGTTGGCTTTGGCGCTGCGCACGGCGAACAGAGTGATGCGCGCGAAATTGGCCGTGGAGCCGAACGCCTCGAGCAGCGCGCCGTTCAAGTCGATATTTTCTGTGGCGCTGGCGGCCAACGTGCGGGTCGACTGCCAGAACAGATCGGCCTGGCCAGCACCCGTGCCAGGTTCGATCGAGTAAGCGGGCGCATCGCTGGGCCAATTGATATCATGGCCAAGCGCGCCAATGCCAACCGGGCTGGAAACGCGGCCGACGATCTGCGGATAGACCCGCAAGGACGGTGACGACATGGGTAATCCTCTTTAGAGAGCGTTATGACGGAAAGGTTCGAGCAGCGCGTTCAGCATGGGATTGGTCAGCTGATTGCCGACGCCCTGCAGCATCAGCCCGCCCTCGCGATTGGCATAGAGATCGCCGCAGATCAGCTTGATTGCCGCCAGGATCTGGGCCGGGATCTGGCCAGCATTGGTATATCCGGCCGTGAAAGTGACCTTGATTGCGCCAGGCACAGGATAGGTCGAGGGCCAAGTGGCGCTGGGTGTGGGCACGATGCGGACGGGATAGGCATCTAGATCATAGGCATAGTTCGACGCCGCGAGTGTTTTTTGGACGCCCGCAGAATCGAGATACGTGATGGTGTTGACCGAAGTCGTCGTGCGGTAAGGCAGCACGATCTGATCTGGCCAATTGTCGAGCGATAAGCGCCAATCTCTGGAAATCAGCGCTTCGCCCAGGCCGCGCGGGCCCTCGATCATCGCGACGGCGGCCAACAGCATGTCGCTGATATAGCCGTCGTTTTCTGTGTGATCGATCAGCAGATGCAAGCGCAGCTCGTCAATCGACATGACCTGAACGGCCGGTGCTGAAACGGCAACAAGATTTGTCCAAGTCATGTCGAGATCAGAGCCAGGCTGGCGCGATTAAGGCTTAAGACGCGGCGTTGATAAAGACTTTGACCGCGCCCGACGTATCCAAAAGGTTTCCGCCAGACCGCATGAAGGCCAAGAAACCGACTTGGCCTTTGGTCGTATAGACGCTGTCGGTAAAGCGGAACATTTCCACTTCCATCGTGTCGCGCACATAATAAGTGCTGAAATCACCGAACGCGATCGAGCGGGCGCTGGCGGCCATGACCGGCACGTCCTGATTGATCGTGACCGGGAAGCCCATCAGCTGAGCGGGTGCCGATAATGGCGCGGCGCCATGCGTATTGTCCCAGCCCGGCACGAAGATCGGGCGGGATTGACCATCAACAATGCCGCGAATGACCTTTAAAGTCTGATCGTGGAACATCCAGCCGCAAGACGGGCGCTGCCGATAGGCCGGGTCGACAGAATGCAGCGTTTCCAGCAGAGACGCATAGGTTACCGACGTGACTTGCGAGGACGCGTTGGCGGCGGTGAATCCCGTGCTGGCGGCCGTGATCAGGCCCGTGGGCTGGTTGGTGCCAGTGCCGACCGTGAAATGCGTGTTGGTGATACGGCCCAAACGCGTAACCAGGCGCTGGCGCACGAACGCTTCGACATCGACATTGCTGTCCTGCAGAAGCTCAAACGGCACCGCGACGGTCTTGGAGCTGTATTTATAGACCACCAAGGGGCTGGAACGAACGACGGATCCAGATTGGTGGCGCTGGCGTTTTGCGCCAGGATTTCGCCCACTTCCGACGTACCGGTGCTGGTCGGGAAGTTGATCTGGTTGCCCATCGTGGTTTTCAGCACGGTGGCCACAGCGCGAACGCCACCAAAGATTTTCAGCGCGTCAATCACCGTGTTGGCGACATCGGTGGCGACGGTAAATCCGCCTTCCGTCGTGGTCGTGGTCGACATGGTGTTATTGATGCGGATTTCTTCGGCGCTCAAAGCCGCGTCGCCGCCGCGCAGCCATTTGGCAAAGATTGTCGCGCCGGTGATTTTCTGATCATGGCCGATGCGCGCCGAGACGTCAGCGACTCGCGCCGTCAGCGCGTCTTCCGCCAGGCGCTGATTGGCGGCATGGATGCGCTGAATGCGGCCATCCAGTTCATCGATCTGCGCCAGTTTGGCATCATAGATCGGCTGGTCAATCGAGGCGTTCCAGCTGGCCTTATTGACCAGGTCGTGCACATCGCGGGCCAAAGCCGCGCGATTGTCGCGCAATTCATTGAGCGTCGTCATCAGAGATAAGTCCTTCTATGGGAGGGCGGCGTCATCGCGACGGCGCAGGAGAGATGCAGAGGGGTAGTTCAGCCCGCGCGGCGAAGCGCCCAGGCGGCCTTCAAAGCCCGGCTGGCGCCGGTCGATGCGTAGGCGGGGTCCGCCTGCGATCCTGGAATGATCCAAAGCTTGCACAGGCCCGCCGGATCGATCGGCCCGGCCACCAGCTGGCAGCCGCCGCCATTAAAAAACACGCACGATGCGCAATTGAGGCCATCGAATGGGCTGGGCTGCAGATAATGCGCGCCATTGGCCCCGGCGGTCTGATCGAACAAGCCAAAGGCGGCGACGATTTCCTGCGCTTCCTCCACCATTGCCACTTGGCGCGGCTGCAAGGCCGACAGATCGCCCAGGGCCGCGCGCATTTGCGAAAGGGTATTGGCAGGTTCGGCCGCCGCGCGCGCCTGGACCGCCACTGGAGGGCGGCGATAGGCGCTGAAATTCCAGGCTTTAGCCGTGACCGGCGCGGCCTCGGTCGCCGGATCATCGGCGGGCAAAGCGGCGTCTGCCAAGCCCAAGGTCAGGGCTTGCGCCGGCGTGATCCAGGTCTCGGCGGCCATCAAAGCGGCGAAGTCGACCGGCGCGATGGCGCGGCGCTGCGCGGCATCGGCATAGCTGGCCGCAATGGTCGCATCGATCTGCGTCAGCAGAGCCGCCGAGGCCGTCATATCGGCCGCGTTTCCGCACGTGATCGTCCAGGCATTATGGATCATCAGAAACGTGCCCGGGGCCATCAGCACGCGATCGGCGGCCGCCACGATCAGGCTGGCCGCGCTGGCCGCATAGCCATCGACCTGCACCGTGACGCTGCCGCGATAATTATTGATGGCGGTGGCCATCGCCTTGCCCGCAAACACATCGCCGCCCGGCGAATTGATGCGAATGGTGACATCGCCCTGCATACTGCCCAATGCTTGGCAGAAGGTCTCGGCATCGACGCCGCCATAATAATCCGCATCCGTGCGGCTGGAGACCACCTGGTCATAGAGCCAGAGCGTGTTGTCTTCCGCGCGGAAACCGCCCTTATGAGCATTATCGCGCAGCAGATTTCGAATATCAGCCATCGAGCGGCGCTCCTTGCGGGATCTGAGATGACGGGTCGGTCGCGGTCGGGGCCAAGCCCGCAAACAGCGCATCCCCGCCCGGGACGTGATTGCGATTAATAACGCGGCGGACCTCATTGGGCGTCATAAAGCCCGGCTCGCCTGCCCGGCCCAGCGCGATGCGCAGCGATTCGTAAAGCTCTTTGGTGTCAGCCTTGGTCAGATCGGACGGATCGAACGCAAAGAACCGCCCGGCGCGCTTGAAGAGCTTGCGATTAAATTCGGTCTGAATCGCGTCCAGATGCGTGCGCAGGCAATAGCGCAGGAAGCCAGTGCCCATTTGTTCGACGCCCGAGCCCCAGCTGGTGGTTTTTTCCGTGTGGCCGATCATGAAAGGCGGGACGCCATAGACGCGGGCGATTTCCTCGATCTGGAACCGGCGCGTTTCCAGCAGCTGGACGTCTTCGGTCGGCATGGTGATCGTCTTGATATCCAACCCGCCCGACAGCACCATCGGCCGATGAGCGTTTTCCTGCGCATGCCGATCGGCCAGCATGCCGCGCAAAGCCTCGATGGTCGCCGGATCAAGATTACCGGGCGTGGTCAGCGCATAATCAGGGCGGGCCGAATTGGCAAAGAACCGCGCGCTATAATCCTGCGTCGCTTGAGTAACCGCGCCGACCATGCGCAGCGAATAACGCAAGGGCGAGGGACTGCGCACGCCATTGAAGCCCGGCCCCGTGACATGCAGCATGTCTTCGGAATAGATCAGCTCCCACTCGCCATCGCCCGGGCGCGGAAACAACGGATTAGGGGCGACGCGATACCAGATGGTGTTTCCATGATCCATGATCATGGGATAGACGCGGCGCGGATGGATCGGCTCGAGCGTCGTGATATTGCCCCGGCCATCGCGACGAATGGCGATATAGGCATCGCCATGCAGCAAGCGCGAGCGCATGACGAAATCCCAGGCCGAAGCCGCGCTCCAGCGGGGATGAAATTCTTCGTTCAGAATATACCAGAGCGGCCCGGCAGGCTCTTGCTGGCGCTCGCCATCGGGGCTTTCGCGATAGATATGCCCCGGCATGGCCTGGACGGCCCCAGCAATCAGATTGACGCAGCCGGTGATCGCGGAAATCGTGTTGGCTGTATCTTCATTTAGGACCGGCAGGCCCGCAATATTGTTGAACAGATCGCCAAACAGCGACGAATCGCGCGTGATTTGCGGCACAGCGACAGCGGCTTGCACCGGTTGCGGCGCGAACGGCGCCAGCCAGCGGCGCGCCTGATCCCAAAGGCTCATAGATAGACCAGTTCCGGCCGCGCCTGGCCTGTCGCTTCAGGATTTCGGCCCATCAGCATTACGGCATTTAACGCGGCCATCAGCGGATCGATTTTGGCCTTGCCCGCGACTTGCTTAGTGATCAAAACCGCATTGCCTTTCAGTTCGGGCCGGGCATTGGCGACGCACCAGCGCATCAGGGCCTGATCGGCGTGCCAGAGCGTGCCGTCTTTCAGTTTGCGCTCCATGCCCCAGACCGCGCCTGTCAAGCGATAGCCTTGGCCAATGCCGACCAGTTGATCGGTCGTCAGGCCACGCGAAGCCAGCTCATCGACCATCGCTGAGACGCCTTGAGGATCCAGCCCCACCGCATGGGCGGCGGGCAGTTTGCCGGCGGATTTCAGCCGGGCGACGATGGCGGCCGCCTGGACCAGATCGTCCGTGGCCGTTTCGCAGATCGTCAATTCGCCAGCGCGCTGCAGGTCGCGCAATTGCTCGGCAATATCAGCGCGCCGCTCAAGCACGATCGAATGAGCCCAGGCATGACACCAGAGCAGCCAATCGCGCGTCCGTTTACAACGCCCCAGGACCGCCAGGCCGAACAGATCATCCAGCCCGCCGCCATCGAGGCCGACCACACAGACTTCGGAGCGCTCGATCAGGCTATCCAGCGTTAGGCTTTCATCGGTTGAATCGGTCCAATAATCCGCGCCGATCCAGCGATCGGTATGCAGAGCCATGCCGATCTCGACATTCAGATGCTGGCTGGCCCAGCGCGCGATTTCTTCATCGCCCAAGGCTTGCGCCGTTTTGAAGTCCGCTTCCAGGCGCTCGATGGTGATCGAGCGGCCCAGATTGGGCAGCACCATCGGCCAATTGGCAGTCTCAGCCCAGGGCCGGGCCTTGTCACGCTGCATCGCCTCTGGGAATTCATACAGGATCGGCAGCAAGCGGGCGTCATCAGTGATGCGGCCATCCCGCACGCCGCGCGCGCGGGCCAGCTCGGCTTTGAAAGCCCCCGCTGGCGGCAGATCGGACTGGGTGGTGATCACAATCATTAACGATTCCGGGTTGGCGATCAGCCCGCCGCGTATCTGGCCAATAACGCGGCTGGCGTAGCTGAATGTCGACATGATATGCAGTTCATCGAGCAAGACGGCGACGGGTTTTGCGCCTGTCATCACCTTCATATCGAAGGTCTTGATCTTCAGTTTTGCTTTCGTGACCCTGCAGGTGATGGTCTTTAAGTGCTCCTGGACCAGGAACCGCTTTTGCAAAAACCCGTCCGGATCAGCTTCGATCATGCCCGCTGCTTGTTGGAACGCCAGATCGGCGATTTCCTGCGTGGGGCCGACCAGCAGCATCTCTGCCCGTGGTCGATCGTTCAGCAACATGAGCGTGAGCATGATCGCCGCGCCGCCCGTGGTCTTGGAATTCTTCTTCGGCACCAGAGCGAAGATCTCCGGCACATGGCGGATGCCGGTTTTGGGATCGAGCGAGCCGCACGCGGCGCTGACGATATCGCGAAACCAATCGCCCGCCGCTTCGGCCATTGTGGGATTGCCTGCTACGTCTGGCAGGCGCAGCTTGTTGAATATCCCCACCGCTCTGGCCGCAGCAGCTTTGTCCAGCGGAAGATTGGGCACCAGACTTTGGGCACAACGCAGGCGGTCTTCCCAGTCCGGGCAAGCGAAAGACCAAGCGGGCATCAATGCAGCAGGTCTCCCCATTCTGTGCCTTCATGCGCCGTGCGGGCATCGATCTCAGCCGAGGCTTTCTTGCCTAAGGCGGGCTCAACCGGCTCAGCGCGCCGGCGACGTGAGACTGGCGCCAGCGCTTGGCCTTGATCGAGAAGCTGCCAGGCCATTTTCATGGCTGGGACGCTGCCGTCAGCGACTTTGACCATCAGGGCCTCGAGAACCTTGGCCTTAGTGAGCGCGGCGGCCTCATTCAGCTCCCTTAGAAAATATTTCCGAAGTGACGGGACACTAATCCCGACTGCAACAGCGATATCCTCAATTGCCATGCCTAATCCGCGTAAATGTTCAACCTTTTCATAGACTTCTGCAGCAAAACGCAGCCGCTTCCGGCCCCGCCGATCCGGCAATGGCCGCAATGGCGCGCCTAACAGGTCGGTCTCTTGGGAATCATCATCCATGAAAAAAAATCTGTGCGTGAC